AATATTCTTAAAAAATGTACACAAAACCTATTGTAAAATAAAAAAATCTTTACTCCGAAAAAATTAAATTATAATAAAAATAAAAGTAAATCTAAAACTCCCAATACACGGGGAAGTGTTACTAGAAGATAAAAAAAAGTAGTGTTATAGTATAATATGAATAATACAATTTTACTTAGTTTGGCTGTTGTTTTTACACTCGTTATATTGTATAACGTTACGCAGGACAATTACAAAAAATCGTGTGGGTGTGGTAAGTAAGTGAGTGAACAATCTTTATAACTTTTATTTACAGTATAAATAAACTATTGTAAATAAAAATTATCAATTTTAAAATATAAAAATGTATATATTTTCAAATAAACCCAGTTTTTTCTCTTTCTTCTGGCGTTTTTATGGCGTACATTAATGTTAAAAATGTGAGGGTTGATACTAGTGCATATTCTATATCTCTTGTAGCGGCAAATGCTATTAACATTATAGATACAAACCGGAAAGTTTTGTTATTGAACATTTTTTCGAGATTTTTTGGTATTTTAATCGCGTTACCTGAAAACAAACCCTGATACATGATTATGAGCGTAAACAAAATTGGTTGAGATGTAATAATGGTTTCGGCTCTACTACTTACCGGACCTAGGAAACTGTTTATTCCTTTCATAATATAATATTTACCAATATTTTTTTATTATAAGGGTAGTACCGGTAATAAATAGACATTAAACAATAGTGTGATTTTGTCTCACATTTTTTTAGTGTTACGAAAAGGGGTACAATTCCATGACTGTTATCAGTGAGGTTATGTTTTTTAAACACCTAAGTTACACTTGACATTTTAATAATAATATACCATGTCACATTTACGGAGTATACATAGAGGGTCTGCTATCGCATCTGGTGTATGCGTTGATTCAGAAAACACATTAAATTCTATACTGGATGAGTTTAGATGTTTCTGCTCTGATTATGTAAGAGAAATTGGAAATTTTTATTGGTGTAAAACCATGAAGGTTTCTGATGTCATTAAGGGTTATGAAGACAATACATGTTTCATATCTCCGGATGGCGGTTTGTTTTTCATAGAAATTGAATCCAAACGATACTGTTTTTTAATTGTCGAGGATAAATATCAAGGTACAAATGACATCAGATATGAAGAAGGTCTTACGAAACAATCCACTGGTAACGCTATAGAGAGGGTTTTTAAAAATCTGAATACATCTTGGCATTTTTTTAAGGACCTTCCTATCTCACCTTATCTGGTATTTGTAGCTGGTTGTGATTTTCATAGCAGTGAAACTATTATACACAGGATCGGCCCTTTCACAAACTTTGGTCGGGAACCTATTATATGGGAAATGGGGAGTTCAGAATTTGACGTTTCGGCAATGTTACCAAAAATTGATGTACGGAAAGATAACGATCGTGAGTTTGCCACTTTTTGTGTTAAGACTCATAAATATAACGAGTTTCCCAATAAAAGTTCAATGTGGAAAGCGAGTGAACGTTTAGTTGTTATGAAACACATTGCAAAGCAATCGCTTAAGGAAATCATACGATATCACTATAAATTATGAAAGAATATGTTAATCAACCTATGATTACATACATAGGCAATAAGAGAAAGTTAGTAGATTACATAGAGAATGTAGTAAAGAAACTAAATCCAAAAGTCTGTGTTGATGCATTTTCAGGTTCTGGGGTTGTAGCGAGGATGTTGTTAACTCATGCAGAACAGTTATATGTAAATGATTTGGAAATGTATTGTGAAGTATTGTCTAATTGTTATTTAAATACACCTTCTCTCTCCGATCAAGAGGAAGTTCGTAAACATATAGAACAAATGAATAAGTGCTCAGATAAAATTGGTATGATTACAGAACTTTATTCGCCCAATGATGATTGTGATAGATGGTTTTATACACCCGAAAATGCCATGCGAATTGATGGTATGATTGACTATATTAAACATAATGTTCCTAAACATTTGAGGTCTTATTGTTTGGGTCCTCTTGTAGTAAAGGCAAGTATTCATACAAATACTTCGGGTGTATTCAAAGGGTTTCATAAAGGTGGGTGGGGTGGTAAAGGTGGTCACGCGGTTGATAGAATTACCAAACGAATTGAAGTTGAGCCTCCCATATGGCTTGAGAAGGGTAGAGATGTTCATGTACATAGACGGGATGCATGTGAGTTTTTGAAAGACATACCAAAAGTAGATCTCGTATACCTGGACCCACCTTACAATCAACATCCATACAGTTCTAATTATTTCATGCTAAATTTAATTTGTACCAACGAGAGACCTCATACACTTTCAAAAGTATCAGGTATCCCTGTAGGTTGGAATAGGAGTAAGTACAATTATAAGAAACAGATTAAGGAAGCTATGGAACTTACCTTAAAATTGGCAACTGAAAAGGCTAAACATACCTTGGTGTCTTATAGTAACGAAGGATTTATAACTCCTGGAGAATGGGAAAAGATCTTAGAACCCTATACCTATGAAAAAATTGAGATTGATTACAACTGTTATAGAGGAAGTCGCAATCTAAATAATCGTCCTACTAAAGTTACAGAGTTTATATTTGTTATTTCGTCCTTGTAATATTTAAAATTATTTTTTTTTAGTAGCCTTTTGGGTCGTGGATGCTATAAAAACTCTCCTAATTTATACATACTTCCTATATACATATACACAAGGTATTTCTAAATCATATAGAAGATGGGTCATGAACACTAAAAAAATAGTATACTATAATATAAAGAATGAGTAAGAAACCAGCAATTATTGGTTTAGGTATATTTGTAGTATTGGTGATTATTGCACTGATTATATATTTGTTTACCAGGCCAAGTAAATCAACTGAAACGGAAGACAAACCAACCGTTAAAGATGCGGGTATAGAATTAGTTTTAAACCCATCCGACAAATCTGATAAAGTTGAAGAATATAGTATATTTACAACAGAGTACGCGATCGGTGAAACGACGGCTAAGAATATAGATATTAAACTTACATGGACGAACGGTCCAACTTTTGCATCTGTTGAATCACTTATTTTTGTTCATAAAGCAAATGGAAATAGTGTTCGCGAAAATGTGAAAACAGTTGATAATATTCAATCAAATGAAACAAACGAGTTGATATTTGATGGTGAACAATTAACAAATGAAAATATTGTTGGTGATAATACCATAGATATGTATTGGAATGAAGTAAAAGAGAGTAACAAATTAACCACGATCTCTTTCAAAATTACTCAAGAACATTTAGATACAACTTTAAATTTAGATAATGCTAGTACTATTGATATACCAGTACAACTTTCTTCATCTTCAATCGCTTCGGGTGATGTAATAGCTGAATATACAAAATATCGCATACTCCCTTTTTTTACAGACCTGGTACATATCAGAAAAACCAGTGCTAATGATAAAGGTTTTCATGTATTAAAGGACAATGTAAAACAGGAAATTGACGATGTTGATACATTTTATATAGTAAAAGCACTTGGTAAAGACTTCATATCAAAAGATGCATCTGGTAATAATATATTAAACGGGGATACTAAAAAGTTTGTAAGTAAAAATGATATCTTTGGTGATGTTAATATTATGAATTCGTCAGCTATTTCTTTAGAGGAAATTAAAGTATCAGAATCATGTGAACCTTTAGAATTTGTTTTAGTTATACGTGAACAAGAAGATGAAAAATATCTTAACTATTATGAATACGGTAATATTAGTGGTATATCATTTAAAGATGATATTGACAAAGCTTCGACATTGAAACTTATTGTATCGGAAATTGGAGGAGAACCGTATTATGAATTTAAAATAAAAGGTAAAGAAAGATGGATCTCAACAAGTTCTCTTCACGAACAATATAAATCTTACGCCGGTAGACAGAGAACCAGCTTAAGTGCCTGGGTAAGTAGATTTGGTGACGACTGGACATCTAGTCATTCATTAAAATGTATTAAAACTGGAAAAGAAACCCCAGTTAAAGAAATAGAATCATTACTTGAAAGTATTAAAGAAATCCGTAACGAGTAATGGTATGACTTTGCCTCAGTATGGCCGAGAACGCTATAGAAGACATGATAATCTTGTCGTTAGTTTTAACCTAAGTCGTCATAAACAATATTGTTTTTAAAATTAAATTAAAATTAAAATTAAAAATAATAATGAAATCTATCTGGAAAGTGTGTGAAAATGGCGAACTCGACGAATTAAAAAAACGTCGTAACGAAATTGATGAAATAATCGAAGACATCCCGAAT